AGCGCTCTCCCAGAGGGATGAGGTTGTCGCTCCATACCTGCTCGCAGTCCCCGGTCAGCACGTCAGCCGTGGTAACGGCGTCCATGTCTTCCCCCGGCAGGAAAAAGCCGGTCAGGTTGGCCTGGCCGTCGCAGTCCACCAGCACGACCCGCTGCTTGTAGTCGTTGGCTAAAATATCAGCCAGATTGATGGCGGTGACGGTTTTGCCGACACCGCCCTTGTTGTTCATGATCGCGATAGCTCGCATTATGGTGCCTTCCTTTCTTCCGCCGTCAGGCGGTCCGCAAAATAGTAGCTCTCTCGAAAGTGCTCACCTGTGACCGGGCTTTTAAACTCCAGCGTATAAAAGCGGCCTTCCGGGTGGATGTACACGACCTTGCCATCCCGGAGCGGAGCCTTATGGCTGCCGTAACTCGTGTCAAAAGTGGGTGCCGCCACCTGCCTGTCTCCACGTCTCACGCCTTGGGTGTCTCCTTCGGGGCCTCGTCAAATGGTGTACGCTCTCCGTCCGGCATCTGCTGCCAGTCACTTCCATCGCCCCAGAAACTGACCTGCCGGGGCTTCTGCCGCACTTTCTTCACTGGCATCGGTTCTGGCCGGGGCTCAATGCGGGTAAAGGTCTGATGCTCGCCGTCGAACCGGCAGCGGACCTTGTCCAACGCCTCGCCGTTCCGGTTCTTTGCCACCTGAATGATGCGGGGTGCATCCTTTAGGTCGTAGTCCTCCCGCCACATCAGCAGGATGATGTCTGCATCCTGCTCAATCTGACCGGAGGAGCGCAGGTCGCCCATGGTGGGCGGCGGCGTAATGCTCCGCACCTGGTCCTTGCCGCTCTGGTCCTTGTACTTGACCTTCACTTTGTCCGGCCGGGAGAGCTGGGACAGGGAGATCACCGCCGTATTGGTACGGACAGCGAACTTCTGCAGTTCTCTGGAAACTGACGTTACCCGTTCAAAATCCTTCATGAGGACACCGTGAGGCGGTTCCACCTGCTGGAGGTAATCCACGAAAATCACGTCGAAGTGCTGGGCCTGACTGTATGCCACGATGTCAAGGGCAGTCATGCCAACGGCGTCAATAAGGGTCACTTTTGTTCCAGACAGCTTGTCCTTCAAGGCGATAATGGTCTTGAAATCCTCCTCAGTTAGCTTGTTGTCGTTGATGTCGGAGCTGCTGATCAGCGTCTCTCTGGCCACATGACGGTCATACAGGCGTGAACTCTTGGACTCGAAGGAAAAATAACCCACGTTATGCTTCCTGCCGAAGCGGGCTGCGCACTGGAGCGCCAGGGCCGTCTTACCGTCACCTGGATAAGCACCGATGATGACGATATTCCCAAGTTCCGTCTTGAGGACCTCGTTGAGCTGAAGGATAGCCCAGTCCAGATGCTCCACCGCCGTCTCGCCGCTGTGCCGGTCGAAAAACTCTTCATAGCCCTTGGCGAAGGTCAGCGCGTGGATACCCGGGCGACCAACCTGAAGCTGCATGGCCCTGTCAAGAATAGACCGGGCCTCGTTCATATCTGCGGCATCCTGGAGAGCTGCGCCAAGTTCCTGAAGCTGGTATAGTGCGGACTTTTCCTTCAGCATCTGCACATAACCGTCCACATTGGCAGCGGTTGGCGTATAGTCCATGATACCGGTCAACAGTTTCGACCAACCATCTCCCAACTTGCCGCCCAATTTCTCGCGGACGGCAATGGCATCCGTTGGCAAGCCCTCTCGGAACAGTGCCCTGATGGTCCTGAAGATGGAGCGGTATTGCTGTGTGACGAAGTCCCTCTCGCTGACCCTGCTGAGAACAAAGCCCACGCACTCCTCGTCGATGAGCATAGAGCCCAGCACGCCAACCTGTGCGTTCATCAAGTCCTGTGTCAGAACAGCGACTGTCTTGGCCTCGCTCATAAGTACCTGCCCCTTCTCGCGTCATCCAACGGGACCTCCGGTCGGTCAAGCGTAGCTTCATACATGGGGCCGGGGTCGTCCTCCCAGCAGCGGCCATTGAGCCACGTTGCTGGGTGGGGGATGTATCGCCCATCGTCCCGCATCCACTGGTCGGACTGCTTCTGAGTGTTCAGGGCCTCCGACATCTTCCGGCACAAGTCCATGTCTGGCGATAACTTGGCCCACGCCCTTCTGGCCCGGTCTTTGTACTGCTTACGTGGATACGCCGCCCAAAAGCGTTCAAACAGGTCCACGCATCCCGCCCCCTGGGGGGCTATAGGGGGATCATTACTATAGTCTTTACTTAAATGTTTCTTTACTTGTGGCTGATTTTCCGTCAACGGTTTTACCGTCGACGGTTTTACCGTATACGGTTTTTCAGTACACGGTGGGGCTTCATCCTGCAAAACGTAAGTATTACAGGCAAATTTGCCGTTCTCCTGATGGCCCTGTTCCTTGAGCAAATACCCCGCTTCCTCAAGCTCTTTCAAGCACTTGCGGATGGCATCCCGGCCGATGCGGCAGCGGGCCGCCAGACCACTGATGCTGTACTCCCAGTCATCCGGGAAGGACTGCATGATGACATACAGCCCCAGCGTTTTCAAAGAAAGCCGCTGATCCCGGAGGACTGAATTGAAAACTGTGGTAAATGGCTGTGTATGCTTGACGCGGATCTTGCTTTCCGCCATCCGCTCACCCTCTCTCAATCACATCCACCAGGCGGAAGAGCAAGGACACGATCCTGCTCACGCCCAACACGGTAAAGAACAATTCCCAGCCGCTCATCGGGAGACACCTCCCTCCCGGCTCAAAGTGGGGCTTGCAATCCGTATCGGATGTGGTATAATAATTTTGCTATCGTTCTTGGATGCAAGTCCCTGAACCGAACGCTCTGAGGTTGCAGCCTCGGGGCGTTCTTTTTTTGTCTTCGGCGGCGCGTCCGACGTGTACTTCACCTGAAGTGCCGCGCCCACGATGCCGTCCAGGTCCCGGCATATGGCGTCGAAGTCCGGTCGCTCTTTTTCGTCGATGATGCCGTCCTCCGCGATGCGAAGCAGCTGCCGGTCCCGGTGGCGCTCCGCAAAGTCCAGCACCCGGTTAATCAGCGTGATTGCCGCCGTCGGAAGGCTCTGCACGTTCACCTCCGGTAGTACGCCCAGGACGCCGCCCGCCTGTTTCAGGTGCTCCAGTGCCAGCCACGGCGTTTCATACAGCTCCGCCATCCGGGCCACCGTCTCGTTGTCCGGTACCCGCGCGCCCTGTTCCCAGGCCTTGACGGTAGTCTCCGAGACCTCCAGCCGCTCTGCGGCCTGTTCCTGAGTCAGACAGCTCTCTTTCCGGGCCACTTGGTAAATGTTCGGTCCGTTTGTCAGCATGGTAAATTCCTCCTTCTTGTGATATGGTGAACTCAGGCAGCCGGCCGTGGTAATGCGCCTAACATCGCCGCCAACTGCTCAGCCGACAGCTTCAGAACCCGCACCAGCTTCCACAGCTCCTCGTCTTTCCACCCTCCGTCGTTCATCCGGCGGCTGATGGCCTGTCGGCTCATGCCCATCTGCAGGCCCAAGGCCGTGTAGTCTTCGATGTCGCAGTCCACCATGGCCTTCTTGATTATCTTGTTCATCACGGCCCGCTGCTGGGCCGGTGTAGGCGTCCCCAGCTTTACTCTCGGCATGGTTCGTTTCTCCTTTCCTCATGCGATGTCCTGTCCGGTCAACTGGCTCATGGTGCAGCCCAGCACGGAGATGATCCGCATGGCCATGGTCAGCCGCAGCTCAATGATGCCCTTTTCGTACCGATCCACGGTGCTCTGATTGACGCCCAGGGCATCTGCCAGTTGCTGCTGGGTCATGCCCTTCTCCTCCCGCAGCTGTCGAATACGGTTCAAACAGCTTCACCTCCATCTTTCATGCGATGTCCGGGGGCGGCAATAGCCCAGCAGCTCATCAATGCTGCACTGGAAGATGTCCGCCAGCTTTTTCAGGTTCTCCACGCTGGGATTGCTCTCCCCGCTCTCCCAAGCGCTCACGCTGGCCTGCTTCACGCCCATCCGGGCCGCCAGCTCGTACTGTCTCATACCTGCGGCCTCCCGCAGCGCTCTGATCGACATACTTAAAAACTCCTTCCTGCCGCTTGCATGCGCGGCGTGGCTGTGATAAAATAGGCTGAAACTATAATCGAATCAGCTGAGGGGACGATTGTGGAAACTGCATGGATTGCTTTTGCCGGTGTAGTCATTGGAACAATTATCAGCATTGTTGGGGGAATCATCACGGCACGACTGACAATGCGATCTCAAATCAAAACCGCTGCGTTAAACGCATTTTTAACTGCTCGGTTAAAAGCATATAGGGACTACGAGATTGCATTAGAGCGCTTGTCCAATGAGCGAAGTCATGAAGCAATGGCAGCATTTTATCGGGCCGTCAATACGGCGGCTCTTGTCGCCAGTGACGAGACGATTCGGGCACTCAGCGACGTTCAGGAAGTTATACGGGACTACGAATCAAGCAAGGAAGAGATTGACTTAAAGATTCTCGAAGAAAAGCAAGCTGTTCTCACTGTTTCCATGCACTACGATCTTCTTACCTACCCAGTCCCTTCTCCCGCAACTCCGAAAAGTCCTCGCATTTTGCGTGCACTGAGCAACCGACTAAGGTTCTCTCACTGCAAAACAACTGACGGTACTGATATCGAATGACAGCGTGTTCACATTGCAAACACCGTTGACTTCTGCAAGGCTCAATTCCAGGGTAATCCGCCCGCATAGCAGTGATGTTTTCAAGCTGTTTTCTCAAATCCTTGCATGTTGATTTCAGTTGCAAATTTTCGTTTTCAAGTTCCCGGCAGCGCCGGAACGCCGTGAAAGGGTTTCGCATCCTCGCGCCTCCTTTCTTTTTTTACTTGGTTTGTTAGGTTTTGACTGTTTAGCTTGTGGCTATATCATAAATCACGGTTTTTGAGATTTCAAGCCCATTTTCCGAGTTTGTAAACTTTTTGTATGTTTGTACAATAGCGGAAACTGAGATTGTACATTTTGCTGGGGGTGATTCCAATGGATGCCGTTGACCGTCTTTTCGCTCTGGTGGACGAAAAATACCGGGAACAGAAGGACTTTGCCGCCGAAATTGGCGTGATTCCGCAACGTGTCAGCGCATGGAGAAAGAGGACGTCCAAGTCTTATACCAAGTATCTGCCGCAGATCACGGCAGCACTGGACACCACGGCGGAGTATATCCTGACCGGCAAAGAAGAAAGCCCGGCTCCCGAAGGAGCCGGACTGACGCAGGAATTTGCCCGGATATTTGACCAGCTATCCCCGCAAGCCCAGAATGAGATCATCGCGGAGATGCTAAAGCGGAAACGGCAAGAACAATGATCTCTGCCTGATCCGCGGGGGACAGGGATGCAAACAGGTCCAGCGCATAGTCGCGGTCCGAATCGGACACGGGGCGAGTGGGCTGATTGCTCATAAGTACCTCCAATCTTATTCCCAAGGCCAAAAGCTACGGCCTTAACGCTATCAGAGATAACCAAATTATGGAAGTAGGAGTAAGTACCTGAAATGAAACGGTTATTTACGCTTATTGTTGTACTGAATTTGATGTTCTTGACTACTGCTTGTGCGAACAACACTCCTAAATGGTCTGAAACCTATCCGATAGTTGGCGTTGAAAATCATCAAATGTGGGATCTGAAAGCGGACTCGTTTTTGCCTCTCATCAACGAAATGGCAGAAAGCGACACAATGACTTTGGATTACCTACATGACCTTGACGGGTTTGAATCTTCAAACTGCATGTTAACTAAAAATGGAAATAGTTGGAAAATTTTGCTATCCGTATTTACTGTGTCGGATGCAGAAAAACGGGCCTATCGGGAAATTGATGACGCTCAAAACTGGATAGGAAATATCGAAGAGGTTGAATTGAGCCTGTATTCGGATGGGGAGACGGCTGCGAAAGAAAATGGCATATACATAAGAAACCTAATTCGTCTGTTTACTCCCGGAGCAGAAGAACTCGTAGAAGATGCGCTCGGGTTATACGGAGAACCACACAAAGATGCAGTACTCATAGATGGAGTAACCAGAGTTTCAGTGGGCAGCGTTGTCTATACATATGTTGAGGGTAATCAACGCTTTATAGTGCAGCCCCACCTTGATTCATGGCCGACTGAGGAAACTCCTCCGAACGTTATTCGCCCGAATTAACAAGAAAACCGCCCCAGCGGGCGGCTTGACAAATCCATATTTGGCGGTTATACTGAAAATAGAAAAGGGCACTGCCGGTAGACGGTCAGCCCTCTATAAGTGCTTTGAAGTGATCGCCGTACTTGTCAGGGTGTCGGCGGTCACTTCTTTTTGTATACCTGAATGAACAGGCCGCAAATACCAACGATGAGAATACAAAACTGGAACAAGTCCGAGTATGTAACCATTGGGCAGCCCCCCTTTCGTAAGATCAGAGGGCAAGAAGCTGCCCCCTGTCCGAGGGCCAACCGCCTACCGTTACTGGCAGTGCCGGATATAACCATAGCACATCTGTCGAAAAAACGCAATAAGAACCGCCACTTTGACAGGGGGGGACACCAACAATCGTATCAACTTGACAAATCCATATTTGGCGGTTATACTGAAAATAGAAAAGGGCACTGCCGGTAGACGGTCAGCCCCCATAGCTTAATTACTCAAAAGGAAGTAACCGCTGGTTGAGGAGCCGGGCGGTTACTTCTTTTTATTGGCCGCAATAAAGAGGCCGATAATGCCAACGACTAAGATGCCGGTCTGGATGAGATCGGAATATGTAACCATTGGGCAGCCCCCCTTTCATAAGATCAGGGGGCAAGAAGCTGCCCCCTGTCTTGGGGGTCAACCGCCTACCGTTACTGGCAGTGCCAAGTATAACCATAGCATATTTGTCGAAAAAACGCAATAAAAATCGCCCCGGCGGGCGGCTTTTCTATATAAACAGAAACCGAACAAACGTTTTATGGTGAGGAGGGATGCCCTTGAAAACACCAAAGCCACGGAAGCTGCCATCCGGGAATTGGTTTATCCAGCTCCGCCTCGGCGGCGAGAGCATCCCCGTCACTGCCGCAACTGCTAAAGACTGCACCAGGGAGGCGGCCGCCATCAAAGCAGAATGGTTGGCAAGAAAGCGGCTACCTGAAAAGCCGGAGGAGCCGGAACAGGAACCAACGCTGACCGTCTCCATTGACGAATATATCAAGCGCAAGAGCCGCACGTTGTCGCCATCCACCATCCGTGGATACCGGGCCATCCAGAAACACCGCTTCCAAACCGTCATGCAGCGGCCTGTGGACAGCATACAGGACAGCGAGTGGCAGGGCCTCATCAACGCAGAGATGGCCCTGGCCAGTCCTAAAACCGTTGTCAACGCATTTAAGTTCCTGCGCACGGTCATCCGCCAGCAGACAGGGCATGAGATCCCAATGAATGGACTCACACTCCCATCGGTTCCTCCGGCGGATACGGCCTTTCTGACAGCCGATGAGATTCCGAAGTTCGTGGATGCCATCAAAGGCAGCCGCGTGGCTGTGGCGGCGCTCCTGGCGCTGTCCTCGCTGCGTATCTCGGAGATCTCCGCGCTCAAATGGGAAAACATCCCGAAAAATCCGACGTTTATCAAAGTCTCCGGTGCAGTCGTTCGTGGTTACGATACTGCCTGGGTGCGAAAGAAACAAAACAAGAACCGAACCAGTACCCGCAGCGTCCCTATCCTCATTCCAGAGCTCTCAGAGGCCATTGAGCGCCTGCGTAAGCCGTCCGGTCCGATTATGGACTATGACCAGGACACGCTGCGAGTGGAGGTCCACAAGGCCTGCCAGAGGGCAAAGATTACGGATGTGACCGTGCATGGGCTTCGGCACAGCTTTGCCTCCCTGGCATATCACCTGCAGGTGCCGGAAAAGATCGCCATGGAAATCGGCGGCTGGTCCGATCCGGGAACCATGCACAAGATCTACACCCACATCGCGCAGAGCGATATCACCCGATATCAGACCGCCATGGCGGATTTCTATTCCAAGAAAAGGGAAGTAAACGCTAACGAAAATGCTAATGACAAGGAATAGACGTTGAAAAATCAACACCTTTGACCGTTCCGTGTCGGGTTCGAGTCCCACCACCGGCACCAAATAGAAACACCATCCGTCAGGGTGGTGTTCCTTTTTTGCTATGCAAAAGTGTAGCAAAATAAGAAATGTGCCACTTCCTCGCCCCTGCGGGGCAACCGGAAATGGTGCATGAAGTTTTATGCACATTCTGTTTGCGGTATGCGCTGTCCGTATGCGGCAGATCTTATGGGAAAACAGGAGGAAACCGCAGCGGTCAAGGTGGCCCATGGAATTCTGTATAGATATTTTTCGCCAATATGTGTATAGTATAAAGACATATGATGCGCTCTGTTCTGCATCGCAGAATGGACGAACACAGGAAAGGTAACGTAATTTATGAATCGGAAAAACCAACTGCTGGCGATCCTTGCGGCTGTCAGCTTCATCCTTGCCACCCTTACCGGCTGCGGCAGAAAAACAGAGCCGGACATCCCGCAGCCAACGCCGGAACCTGTCGAATACGCCAATCTGACGGACGAGGAGTCCCGCACTTTGCTCTCCCGGCTGCTTGAGAACGCGGGCGTAGACGAGATCCGGATCCGCGGCCTTTTTGACCGGGTGGACCAGTTCAACGCCAGTGTTAAGAGTGAATGGCTGACGGACGGCTTTGAGCGCGCTGTCCCCACCGACACCAAGTACGATCCCTATGAGATGCAGGATCTGTGGGCGGAGAAAAACGGTGACTTCCCCGGCTATAACTGCCGCATTACGGCATTCAGCCTGTTCGGTGAGTTCGTCACCGTCGGAGCGGATCAGCCGAAGACTCAGGGAGAGGATACGCTTTTTCTGGATTTGGAAACGCTGACCGAAGATCCCGCCGTTCTCTGCGGAGACAGCACTGCCAAATTCTGCGCGCTGTTTGCGCCGGTGCCCGCCGCAGACAGTACGGATGTGGTCGAGCAGGCCCAGACGCTTCAGGCGGGCTGGGCCGCCCGGGGCGTCGCATTCTCGGACAGCCCTGCCCGGCTGATCTCCGTTGTCCTGCATGACAGGTTCTCGGACACGGAGAATACGCTGTTTGTGGGGCATGTTGGGGTGCTGCTGCCTGTGGAGGACGGGAGTTTCTGTCTGGTCGAGAAGGTTGCCTTCCAGGAACCGTACCGGCTGGTAAAGTTACAAAATCGGGCGGAACTGCGCGATTATCTGATGGCAAAGTACGATACCTCCTGGGGACGGGATACCACCCGGCCCTTCATCATGGAAAATGACAGCCTGATGGCGGAGTGAGCGGCGGCACGGGACTGCGGATACCGTATCAGCAATCATACAGTAAAAATAATTGGTTTCCTTGAAAAACCGGCAGACGTGCGGAGCGTCTGCCGGTTTTTGTGTGCAGAACGTTGCACCGGGGCACATGTTTCTGTTGATGGCCGCATAGATTGGACAAGCAAAGGAGGAATCGCTATGCAGCTTTGGAAAAATACGGCTTTGACCTCGGTGGCGGCGCTGCTGGGGCTGTTTCTGCTGCCCTTGGCCGTAGCCCGGGAACCGGCGGAGCTGCCGGAGTATACGGAATTACCCCGGACGGAGCAGACGGCTCCGGTCCAGCCTGCGGTAAAGGCTGTTTATGACGCGGACCGGACCCTGCGGGTGCTGGACGGAGAGACTGTGCGGGAAATGACGCTGGCGGACTATCTGGTGGGCGTCACGGCGGCAGAGATGCCGGCGTCCTTTGCAGAGGAGGCGCTGAAGGCTCAGGCGGTGGCAGCCCGTACCTATACCCTTTACAAGCTGACAGCCGGCAGCAGCCACGGGGACACGGCGGACATCTGCACGGACTCTACCTGCTGTCAGGCGTATATCGCCATGGAGCAGGCCCGGGCCAACTGGGGGGCACAGGCGGACGCTTATGAGAAAAAGGTCCGTGATGCAGTGACATCTACCGATGGGGAGGCCATCCTTTACGGCGGCGTTCCAATTCTGGCGGTGTTCCATTCCAGTTCTGCGGGGCTGACCCGGGCTGCGGGGCAGGTGTGGCAGAAC